GTAGGTTTTACAGGTCGAACGGTAAACACTGGTCCTTTGTTGGACGGTCCAAGTTTTATCTTGGGTTCGATAAGTTGTTTAGGAGGCTGAATAAGCATCCTAATGCATTCGAGGTGGATGAGACAGAATTTGATTCGTCTCTCTTCCGTGAAGCGTTGTGGGGGATGCCCTACATTCGTTTTAGTATGCTTCGTAGAGATATGAGGACTCCTGAGAATTGGAGGCGAATGCTCAACTTGTACCGTGAAACTGTTGATTCGTTGATTGTTACTGAAGAGGGTGATCTGATGTTGAAAAATACTGGGTTGCCTTCTGGTTCGACGAATACAATTGTGGATAATACCATTATACTATATCGTCTCTTGGCGTATGCATGGCTGGTTTTGGCGGAGGAATTCGCACCAGAAATGATGACCTTGGAAGCGTTTTCTAAAAACGTGGAGGCAGCCTTGAATGGAGATGATAATACTTGGACATGTAGTAATTTAGTTGTCGGATGGTTTAATGCGAAGAGCGTTAGTGTGGTGTGGAGTCGCGTTGGTGTGACCTCGAAAGCGGACGAAAGTCCTGCGAGTATGAAGTTGCTAGATTGCGGTTTCTTATCACATAGGTTTGCACAGCTGAAAAGCGGTGTTATTGTACCTGTACCAGAATACGAGAAGGTTATGTGTTCCTTAGCGTACCGAAATAAGTGTCCTCGTAGTGCGAAGTGGAGCCTTTTAAGGGCGTGTGCTTTGCGAATTGAGTCCTTTATGGATATGCGTGCTCGTGATGAGATTCACGAGTATATACGATGGTTGATAGATAACCATTATGAAGCATTAAAACAGCCTAGAGATATGGCTGATCCACTGGATATATTCACTTATGAAGATGTAATGAGTGTTTATAAAACTGATGTAGAAATACATTCGTTGTACACGCTTGAAGAAGGCGGTGGTATCCAGGCATTGGACCTATTCAAAAATTGTTCCGAAAGCGTTCTTGCTGAAATGCTTAAGGTGCTGTAAATCCCTGTTCCAGTTATGTATTATTCGGTTCCGCCGGGTAATCTACGTAGTCCGAATAATTTCGACTGTGTTGAAATGGGTAAGCGTGCCAAAGCGAAGCGAGCTATGAAGCGTGCTGAGAAGCATGCTCCTAAGAAGCAACGATTTTCGAAGGCTTTCGCGGCAGCAATGCCGCGTGGGCGGCGTCCACGACGAGTGAGACAGCCAATGGCCGAAGGAATTCGGCCAGCAGGAAGTGGCAATAAGGGAATTAGGCGTAGCCGTATGGGCATGCCTTTTGCCATTCCTGATCGAACAGAGTCACTTGGTGATGTCTCTGGTAGTGTTGCGTTTGTTAACACGAATTACAACATCAATCCTGGTTTGACAACCTCTTTTCCTTGGTTGAGCCAGTTGGCCCAAGCATTTGAGTACTGGTCCTGTGACTCCCTTGAGTATGAATTTAAGTCTACCAGTGGAAGTGCGATACAGAGTGCTAGTGCAGCTTTGGGTAAGGTCGTTATGGCGACTGATTATGATGTTTTCGATACCAATTTTACGACGACTCAGCAAGCGGAGAACTATGATGGTTTTACCCGCTGTGAAGTCTGGAAGAACGCCAAGCATATTGTGCTTGGAGGCAATCGCCGTGTAGGCAAGTTGCCAGTTTCCGAGTTTAAAATCCGACCTGGTTCAGTGCCTTCGGGTGCGGACCAGAGTTTGTATGATCTCGGTAATTTTCAGTTCATTACGTCCGGGCAGCCGAGTGCGTTCTTGATAGGTGAGTTGTTTGTCACCTATCGCGGTCTTAAGTTTTACAAACCAAAGACTGCAACCCCGTTGGGCCAGTTTATTTTGGCCGCTCACTATGCCGGTGTTCCGACTAGTGCAGCTCCTGTTGCTGCTATGGTGCAGCGCAGCGGTAGTAATATCGTTTTGACAACGGCGAATACCTCTTTCACCATAGCCAATCCTGGCAGATACTTGTGTGTGTTTGCTGCTTATGGTAGTACGTCTTGGACGTCTGGTGGAGGGATGAGTGCGGGTACGAATTGTTTGAATCTTAGTGTTTGGAATAATTCTACGCACGGAGCGTATGATGCAGGTCTTGCCGGCACGGCTGGTGAGATTAACATTGCTGTCTTTGATGTGACAGCCCCTAACGGCGTTGTGAATATCGCCGCGGGTACGCTTGTTGGTACTGGTACTTCGGACTTGTATGTTGTCCAAGTGCCTTCGGGACTTAGTAAATCCCGTGTTGCGAGCGATCGTGTTGATGCGCTAGCCAAGCAAGTTCGTTTGATGATGAGCTCGCTTGCTTCACTCGGAGCTGATTGTTCCGAAGATGATGATGAGTATAAGCAGGTTATCGAGCCCGTTGAGTTAAATGGGCGCGTGGTGGGCCGCTTGGTGAATCGGTTTGAGGGTGTGTACCCTGATCCGGATCCTGAGCGGTCTGCGTCTCGATCTAGTTCGAGAGACCCGCAAAAGAAAATGCGAGCGTGAGTTCGTGGGTAGAAAGTAGCGATGCCATTCTTTTATGAATGGGACTTGCCTGCACCATCGGTGTGGGGTAGGGCTGAAAAGTCTCTTGTTCCAGTAGTTTTTGATTTAGTGGTTTTAACTTTCCACTGGCACTGCGATTTATTATACCCGACATATTGCTGAACCTGAA